TCTTCAACATTATAAAAAGGAAATTGTTTTTTTATTGCGTTTTTAACGCTGTCTTCATTTTGATTAATAACAGTTTCAGGTTTACTAAAATCTATATTAGCAGGATCTAGGTTATAAGCTTTAATCGCGTTTGTTAAGTCTTTTTCTTTTTTAATAAAGTCTACTCGCTTTTGCTGATAAAGTCTTGATTTACCTATTAAACCTCTAGCTTCTTTTTCTTCATTTTCATTTTTCCACTTTTCCCAATCCGATTTGGTACTTGCCAATTGTGATTCCAAAGATAAATTCTCGGGTGCTCCCGGAGTTGTGGATGTTACAGTTGCACCCTGACCCGCAACATCCTTTGTCTTTACTTCGACATTATATAAAGCTTTATACTGGCTGGTATTTAACCCAGCTTGTTTTGCTAAAGCTTCAAACTGTTCTAAAGTAAGTTCTCTACCGTCTACTATATATATTTCCATATATTATTATTTTATTAAATTCCTCTTTGTAATTGTAATTTAACTTGAGGCAGTGTTAAGGTTGTATCAGTTACTTTACCGTCACTTCCATAAACAACATACAGTCCTGAAGCCGAATCATAACCTATTTTATTACCACCTGGAACAGATATTGGGCTAGCAAGTACATCTTGTGGATTTGCGTCTGGAGCATTTAATTGATCTAAAGTATTTTGATAAACATTTATAGAATCACTACCCGGTTTACTTACAGAGTCAACACTATATGTTTCTCTTGTATAAATAAATTCTTTGCTTGCGTATGGCGAACCGTCTGGTCTTGTTATATTGTTTTCTTCTAAATACTTTTCAAGCTTGTCATCTATTTCTTTACTTACCAAACTTATCCCTTTTGTTTTAGTAGGTTTATTAAGCCCTCGCTCAAATACGCTTTGCTTAATAGATTCATTTACAAAACTTTCAACATCTGCTTTAGGTGCACTTGTTAAAAAATCATTCATAGACGTATAAGATTCACCATTCCATTCTTTAACCGTATGAACATCATAGTTTTTAGATAAATTAGCAGCGATAACCTCAGGTCTTTTAGAGTTTAAAACTTGAGCTGTGTTAGCGCTTATAGTTTTCATAAAAGTACCTTCAGAATCTTCTAGTGTTGTCATGTCTAAAAATTCATAAGTCCTAACGCCTAACTTATTGTTTGCCATTTTTTCTGTAGTTTGAAACGATCGAGGTGGACTTTCTGGATCATTACTAGTTCTTATAATTGATTCAGGTTTTAAACTACCATTTTTATCTATAAAATTACCATCTTGATATAGTTTGTCTTGGTCTAAACGAGCTTGTGGAGTTATTACAAAATCAAAACCACTATCACCTCCATAAGCATTTAAGTTTATTTTTCTTTCAAAAATGTAACCTTTTCCATCAGACGTTTCTTTTATGTTACCATCTTCTATACCTTTTGAAATCATACTTTTAAAAACATCACCGCCTTTACTTTCCATTCCTGTAATATATGAACCTAATTTAGGAACAGTTATTATTGAATGTAGCTCGTTATCGTCGCCATCTACATTTAAAGTTTTTGAAGCCGTAGCTCCTGTACCATAAAGACTTTCAGCACTTTTACCTGAAAGAACGTCCATAGTCATGGTGTTTAAAAGAAACTCTCCGTTTTCTTCACTACCTACAACAATGTTATTAGCCCTTTTAGTAGGGTCTGACCAAGAGCCTATGTCAGCAGTAAGACCACCAATTTGTTCTAAACTTTTATTATTATAATTATTAAAATTAGTGATTATACCTAGCTGCTCATCTTTCTGTTCTTGATTTAAATCACCAAATCTTATATCTATTTGAGCTTGAGTAGCGGCTTTACCTCTAGCAATAACTTCTTTAGACCATTGGTCAAGAACACTTTTATCTTGAATTTGTTTTTCACCTCTAGCTAACTGAGCGTCAACTATTTTTTGATTTGCAACCATAGTGGTTGTTTCATAATCACTTCTTATTCCGTTAAGTTTTTTAGTAGCACTTTGTTGAGCTGCAAATGCTGGTCCTACAGATGCAAACATTCTTCCTAGTTGTGTGCCTAAATCTTTACCCACATTGTTTTGCAATTGTGGTGACACTGTGTAATCTGCTCCTGGTATTGTATATCCCATAATATTATATTTTAACTAATCCTTTTGTTCCATCAGCTTTTGTTCCAAAATCCATACCACCAGTTATACCTGCTGTTGCTATTCCACCCGCTATACTACCTATGCCTGTAAATATTCCAGCTGTAGCTGAATCTCTTTGTGATCTATAAGCGGCTTCCCTCTGTGCAGCGCCACTTTCTTTAGATATATTGTAAGAAATATCTGAGTTATCTCTATCTTCTTGAGCTTCAAATTCAAACAACTTACCTTGCGCATCAGCTTGTTGAGTTCTTTGACCTTCTGATATTGCAACACCTTGTAGTCTTTGTTGTTCACCTACTTTAGCTTGCATTAAGTTTTGAGCCCCCTGTGCTCTTAACGTTGAATTAGCAGCTTCTTGTTGTTCTATGCTAGCGCTTACACCTCTTTTGCTTTGTAACGCTGCTTGAGCTAATGCGGTTGCACCACCAGCACTAGCGCCAGTTGCCCTTAACATGTCTAAAGTATTCGCTAATGATATATCCGCTTCTTCAGCTTGTATTTCAGCGGCTTGTGTAGCAACGCCTAAGCTTTCAAAAGGATTACTCATCATGCTTGACAAGTCTTTAGCCATACCCGACAAATCGGTAACACCTGAATAAGGGTTAATTATTGTTTGCCTTGAGTCTTGTAATTCTTTTACTTTTGCTGCAGCGGAATCTTTGGCATCTCTTGCACCACGCATGGCTTTATGCGCTTGTCCACTTTGGACTGCTCCACCTATTGCTGTTGCGCCAATCGCAACGGTTGCTGCTATTACTGCCATATACTTAAATTTTAAATTATTACTTTTATCATTTCGTGAGAAGGATCTGGATCTATAGTCCAACCTAATTCTTTATGCGTTTTCAATAAACTATTACTTCTACTTATTGACATCATATATTTACTTCCAGCTTTTTTAGTCATATGTTCCGCTGTAAGTATTAATTTTTTTATTGCTTCTTGTCTTATATCCCTACTAACTTTAGGATTTGATATAATCCAGTCTAACCATACTAGTTTTGAGTTACTCCAATATAAAAATCCAGCTACTACATTTTCACCTTTATTCTCTATCATTATACCTCCTGTTCCATT